GCATACAAATTTTATGATGCGTGGCCTTCAGCAATTTCTTCAATTGATCTTTCTTTTGAAGCAAATGACCAAATTGAAGAGTTCACTGTAGAGTTCCAGTACAACTTCTTTGAAGTTACCAAGGATACAGTTTGATACTAAATACTATATAAAGAGTTTTTAGGATTATTATGACTCAATTATTTGGTTTCTCAATTGAAGATAGAAGAAAGAAACCAGCAAAGGCGTTCTCACCAGCGCCTCCTAATGATGATGATGGCACCTCAGTAGTAGCTGCAGGTGCCTATTTTGGTCAATACTTAGACCTAGACGGTGTTGGTCAACACAACAACGAATTTGAGCTGGTTAGAAAGTATAGAGAAATTGCACTACACCCTGAAATTGATAGTGCTATTGATGATATTATCAACGAAGCAATTAGTAGTGATTTAGATTATGCTCCAGTAGCAGTAGAACTATCTACACTAGAAGCAAGCGATAAAATTAAAAAAGCAATTAAAGATGAATTTGGAAATATTCTAAGACTACTAAGTTTTGATAAAAAGTGCCATAATATTTTCCGTCGTTGGTATATTGACGGAAGGTTATATTACCATAAAATTATTGACTTTGATAAGCCAAAGGAAGGTATCAAAGAACTTAGGTATATTGATTCGCTAAAAATTAAAAGAGTTAGAGAAATTAAAAGGCAGAAGAATGTAGATTCTTTAACCACCATGGAAGGTCAGAAGTATGACTATGGTGAGTTTATTGAATATTACATTTATTTCCCAAGAGGATATAAAGGTTCAGACGCCAACGGAATTAAAATTTCAAACGATGCAGTTACTTATGTAACATCTGGACTGTTTGATCATAATAGAAATATGGTTCTTAGCTATTTGTATAAGGCTATCAAGTCGGTAAACCAGCTAAGAATGATCGAAGACTCTCTGGTTATCTACAGATTGTCTCGTGCACCAGAACGTAGAATTTTTTACATTGATGTAGGCAATCTACCTAAAATTAAAGCAGAACAGTACCTCCGAGAAGTTATGGGAAGGTACAGAAATAAAGTGGTATACGATTCTGCAACTGGTGAAATTCGTGATGACCGTAAGCATATGAGTATGCTTGAGGATTTCTGGCTACCTCGTCGTGAAGGTGGACGTGGTACAGAAATTACTACACTCCCTGGCGGACAGAATCTTGGAGAACTAGAAGACGTTAAGTACTTCCAGAAGAAACTATACAAGTCTCTCAATATTCCACTCTCAAGACTAGAGCAAGAGAGTTCATTTACAATTGGTAGAACTAATGAGATCACCCGAGATGAACTTAAGTTTGCCAAGTTTGTTGGAAGACTTCGTAAGCGTTTTAGTGAGCTATTCCATGATCTTCTTAGAACTCAATTAATTCTAAAAGGAGTTATCACTACAGATGACTGGGAGGAGATGAAAGAGTTTATTCAGTATGATTACATTTTTGATAATCACTTTACTGAGCTAAAAAATTCTGAACTTCTCAATGATCGCCTCAATATTGTCAATCAAGTAGAGCCATATCTTGGTAAGTATTTCTCAGTCGAATATGTCCGCAGACAAATTCTTAAGCAAACTGATGATGAAATCGAAGAGATTGATATGCAGATTGAAAAGGAAAAAGAACTTGGTATTATTCAAGATCCTAATGCAATGATGATGGATCAACAAGGAATGGATGCGGGTGCTTTACCTCCAGGTCAAGAACAACCAATGCCACAAGATCAAGCAGCAAGTGGAGAAGCTGGTCCTACAGGAGGAGGATTAGACGCAGAATTTAAAAATTATATCTCTCCATCAGATTACGGAAAAGGTAAATTTTAATAAATAGTTATTGTAATTTTTATACATTATTGAGGTTTTTATGTCTTTGTCACAAGAAATTGTTGATAGTATTATTTCTAGAAACAATCTAAATGCAAATGAAAAAATTTATGATGCTCTATATGGAGTAGCTTCCGAAAAAATTGGAATGCGAAGAGTTGAACTTGCTCAAAACATGTTTGCATCAGGAAACTATGAAGATGAAGATGATTATTATGAAGAGGGTGATGATGTAGCCGAATATGACGATGAGGACGACGACCAAGTACCAGAAGACGAGTACGAACAATGAAACTAATCACAGAAACTATCGAAGATATCAGAGTTATCACTGAGGAAAGAGGTGGTAAAAAAAACCTATATATTGAAGGAGTATTTCTTCAAGCGGAATTAAAAAACCGCAATGGCCGTATGTATCCAATGGAAACTCTTAATAGAGAAGTTGGTGCATACAATGAGAACTACGTTGCGAAAGGTCGTGCTTTAGGTGAACTAGGCCATCCAGATAGCCCAACAATTAACCTAGATAGAGTATCTCATAAGATTGTTTCTCTCTGTGCAGAGGGAACTAATTTTATTGGTAAGGCTCAAATTCTAGAAACTCCAATGGGAAAAATCGCTAAGTCTCTTCTTGAGTCTGGCGTTACACTCGGAGTTTCTTCAAGGGGCATTGGTTCTATTGAAGAAAGGAATGGAGTAAATGTAGTTAAAGACGACTTTATGTTGTCTACCGCTGCAGACATTGTTGCAGATCCCTCAGCCCCAGATGCCTTTGTTCAAGGCATTATGGAAGGAAGAGAATGGATTTGGAACAATGGAATGCTAGAAGAGAAAGTAATTAATAGCTATAAACGAGCAATTAATAATGCATCTTCACGCAGTCTAACCGAAAGAAAACTACAAGTTTTTGAAAGTTTTCTTCGTAATATCAAAATTTCATAAATAATAGTAGAAAATATCACATATTTCTAGAGGGTTTTTTCGATGTCCAATGTATTAAATACAGAATTTGACGAATTTCTAGAAGAAGGAAACGTTGTCACTGCTCACGCTAAACCAGGAGACCGTATGGAGAGATTACAGCACAGCACTCCTGGACAGGGTGCATCACCAGAGGAACTTGGTGGTTCTTCAACAACCAAGCCAGAAGGTGATGAGATTGGCAAGAAGGCTTCTTCCAGAATGAGAAAGTCATCTTCTAAAGTAAATGCTGGTGCAAAGTCACCAGATGGAATGGCTCGCCTTCAAGGCTCAGCTCCTGGCCAGTCAGGAATGAGAGAAGAAGAAGAGATTGAAGATTTTGATGATGAAGATATTCTTTCTGAAGCAGAAAGTTGCGATGATGAATATAATAATGAAAAGGAAGATAAGAAAAAGTCTTCTAAAAAAACAGAAATGAAGGCAGAAGAGATTGAAGTCGATATCACCGACGATCTCAATGCTCTCTTCTACGGAGAAGAACTCTCCGAGCACTTTATGCAAAAAGCTGCAACCATCTTTGAAGCAGCAGTAAAGGCTAAAGTTGTTGAAGAAGTTCAAAAGTTTGAGGCACTATACGAACAGCGTCTAATCGAGGAAATCGAAGAGATTGCTGAGTCCCTAGAGACTCGTGTAGACGCTCACCTTGATTATGTTGCTGAGCAGTGGATTGCTGAGAACCAGCTTTCCGTTGATAACGGCATCAAGACCGAGATTGCTGAAAATCTAATGCAAGGTCTTGCAAATCTTTTCCTGGAGAACAATATTGATCTTCCAGAAGAGCAACAAGATGTAGTTGCCGAAATGGCAGCTAGACTAGATGAGATGGAGGAAAAACTCAACGAACAGATTGAAGTCAATGTTGAGCTAAACCAAGAAATCGGATCCTATATTAAACATGGAATTATTGCAGAAGTATCCGAAGGTCTAGCAAATACACAGAAAGAAAAACTGTTCAACCTTTCAGAAGGTGTTGAGTTTATTAGTGAAGAATCTTTCCGTGGCAAGATTGAAACCATTAAGGAAAATTATTTCCCAAGAATTCAGTCTAATTATGTGGAAGACCTCGTTGAAAAGAATCAAGACTTCTACGAAGGACCAATGGCAGCATATGTAAATGCTGTTTCCAGATGGGCTCAGTGATAGTCTAGGATTTTTATAAATATTAATAGATTCCTAACAATAAATTTAACAACCAAGGAGTTTGACCCCAATGTTTAATTCAGAACAGCTACAAAGAAAATGGGCTCCTATCCTGGAGCATAACGATCTAAACCCAATTACAGACAGATATCGTAAAGCTGTAACTGCAGTTCTACTTGAGAACCAAGAATCATTCCTTCGTGAAGAGCGTGGCGTTCTTTCCGAAGTCGCTGTAAACAGCACTGGCTCATTCACCGCTGGTGGTGCTGGTGTAGGCGCACATGGTTTCTCTGGTGGCGCTGCTGCTGGTGGTCCAGTTGCTGGTTTCGATCCAGTTCTAATCAGCCTAATCCGCCGTTCAATGCCTAAGCTAATTGCTTATGACATTTGCGGTGTTCAGCCAATGAGCGGTCCTACCGGACTAATCTTCGCAATGCGTGCTCATCGTGGTACTGACCGTAACGGTAACGGTGCTACTCCAAACGTATTCGATAACGAGACCTTCTTCAACGAAGTTCCTTCTGGTTTCTCTGCTGCTGGTGGTGCATATTCTGCAGCAACTGGTGAAGGTGCTACCAACCCATCTGTACTAAATGCTGCTTCCCCTGGCGACTACAATTATGTTCAGGGTATGAACACCAATGCTGCTGAAGCTCTAGGTGAATCTGGTTCCGAGTTCCGTGAAATGAGCTTCTCAATCGAGAAGGTAACTGTAACAGCAAAGAGCCGTGCTCTAAAGGCTGAGTACACCCTAGAACTCGCACAAGACCTCAAAGCTATCCATGGTCTTGATGCTGAGACTGAGCTTGCTAACATTCTAAGCTCAGAGATTCTAACTGAAATCAACCGTGAAGTTGTACGTACCATCTACGTAACCGCTAAGCCTGGTGCTCAGAACAACGTAGCTAACGCTGGTACTTTCGACCTCGACGTTGACTCCAACGGTCGTTGGTCAGTTGAGAAGTTCAAGGGTCTACTCTTCCAGATCGAGCGTGATGCAAACGCAATCGGTCATGAAACTCGTCGTGGAAAGGGTAACTTCATCGTCTGTTCAGCAGACGTTGCAAGTGCTCTAGCTGCTGCTAAGGTAATGGATTACACTCCACTACTCAATCCTAACGATACCCCAGACGACACCGTATCAACTCTTGCTGGTACAATCAATGGCCGTATCAAGGTGTATGTTGATCCTTATTCAGCAAACATCTCTAACGATCATTACTACGTAATGGGTTATAAGGGCACCAATGCATACGATGCAGGTCTCTTCTACTGCCCATACGTTCCTCTCCAGATGGTTCGTTCTATCGGTCAGGACACCTTCCAGCCTAAGATTGGCTTCAAGACCCGCTACGGCATGGTTGCAAACCCATTCGCAGGTGGTCTAACCCAGCGTTCCGGTGCCCTCCAGGCAAACGACAACGTTTACTACAGAAGAACCCGTGTGATCAACCTCATGTGATCTCTGGTTCACATACTTCAGGAGCCCCGAAAGGGGCTCTTTTTTTATCTAAATAAAAATAAAAAGCTATGTCAGCTAATTTTATAACCAATTCTGCATGTCCAGCTAATTTTTTAACGGGAGTTGGATTTCAATTTCAGCTAATTAAATATCCAAAAGTATCTTTCTTTTGTCAATCTGCAACTGTACCTGGCATATCACTCCCAGTTGCAACTCAATCGACAAGATATAATGCAATTCCTCATCCAGGAGATGAAATTAATTTTGAAGACCTAAATGTGCAATTCATAGTTGATGAGAATATGAGTAATTATATTACTATGCACAATTGGGTTAGGAAATTAGGACATCCATATTCATCCAGAGATATTCAAGAACTTCCCGGAGAAGATTTGGAAGATAAAACTTACAGTGATGGAGTATTGTTTATTTTAGATTCCAACTTTAAAAAGAAATTTAAAATTGTATTTAAAGATTTATTTCCAACTAGTATTGGCGGATTAACATTCCAATCTACATCTACAGATGTGCAGTACTTTACAGTTGATGCCAGCTTCAAGTATACTATATACGATATCTACAACATTAATGACAAGAAACTATGATTGATATTGACTTTATTAAAGATCACTGGGCTCAAGATTCCAAAATGGATGAGGACCTACTTGATCATGAATCTATTAAAATTCCACAACTTCATAGCAAATATTTAAATTGGCTTTCTGATGTAAGACTGTTTAAAATTAAAAAAGAGCAAGAGTATAAACGATTACTCAGAGAAAAGTTTGAGTACTACACTGGAAAATCAGACGCTCAAGTATACAGAGAAAAGCCGTTTGATTTAAAAATACTCAAGCAAGATGTTCAATTGTATATTGATTCGGATGAAGAAATTCAGTCTGCTTTAAATAAACTAAATTATTATAAGGAGATGATATTTTTACTAGAAAGTATTCTTAGTAATATTAGTACTAGAGGCTTTCAAATTAAAAACAGCATTGACTGGCAGAAATTTATGCAAGGAAGTATTTAATGGCTGACGTTATTATCCAGAAGAAAAATGAAGTATATTTAACAGTAGAGTGCGAACCACACATTAAATATGAGTTGGCTGAATACTTTACATTTGATGTGCCCAATGCAAAATTCATGCCACAATTTAAAAACAGAATGTGGGATGGAAAAATTAGATTGTTTAGTCCTCATGAAGGAAAAATTTATGTAGGGCTATATGACTATCTAACAGAATGGTTATGCATTAGAAAGTACACATACCTAGATCAAGACAATAAATTTTATGGTCTACCAAAAGACTCCAACCAGGATATTACTCCAGAAGGTCTTGTAGATTATATTAAATCTCTAAACATACCATTCAAAGTTAGAGACTATCAATACAAAGCAATTTACGAAGCGATTAAAAACAATAGAAAATTGCTACTATCTCCAACTGCATCTGGAAAGTCATTGATGATCTATGCAATTGTCAGATATTATATTGATAGAAATTTAAATGTTCTTATTATCACTCCAACAACTTCTCTTGTAGAACAGCTATCTAAAGACTTCCAAGATTATGGTTGGGGAGAAGAAGTGCATAAAATTTATGCTGGCAAATCTAAGCAGAGCACTAATCCTGTAACTATTACTACTTGGCAATCCATTTACAAATTACCAAAATCATTTTTTGAAAAGTATGATGTTGTGATTGGAGATGAGGCTCATCAGTTCAAAGCCAAGTCTCTGATTACGATTATGGAAAAACTGCATAATTGTAAGCATAGAATTGGCTTCACTGGTACGCTGGATGGGTCCAACACAAATCAACTCGTATTAGAGGGTTTATTCGGTCCTGTTAACAAGGTTATTAAGACCAAAAAACTGATAGACAAGGGCTACCTCTCAAACCTCAAAATCAATATTCTCTTGCTTCAGCATGGGGAATCTATCTTTGAATCATATCAAGAAGAAATTGATTACATCTGCAAAAATGAAAAGAGAAACAACTACATTAAAAAGTTAGCTATCAATCAAGATGGTAATACTTTGATATTATTTGCTATGGTAGAAAAACATGGCAAGATACTTCACGAAATAATAAATAGTGATGTAGGCCATGAACGAAAAGTATTTTTTGTGTATGGTGGAGTTGATACCGAAGAAAGAGAACTAATCAGAAAATTAACAGAAGAAGAATCTAATGCTATCATCATTGCTTCTTACGGCACTTTTTCTACTGGTATTAACATTAGAAATCTACATAATGTTATCTTTGCTTCCCCTAGTAAATCAAGAGTCAGAAACCTCCAATCAATTGGACGAGTATTGAGGAAAGGAGAAAATAAATCAAAAGCAAAATTATTTGATATTGCAGATGACTTCTCCAAAGGAGATAAAAGAAATTATACTTTAAACCACTTAGTAGAAAGAATTAAAACTTACTCAGAAGAGAATTTTGAGTATGAGATAATTCCAGTAAATTTTAACAGGAAAGAACATGACTGAATTTTATGGAATAATTAAACTAATTGATGGAGCAGAGCTAGTTGGTAATGTAGTTGTATGTGAAGAGGAAGATGGATTTATTGTAGAAAATCCATTTGAAATAACTGTAGAACTAATATCAACTCCTGCTGGTGAGATGTACAAAGTTGATATGAGACCCTGGATTAAGTTCTCCAAAGAAGATATATTCTTTATTGAAAAGAATAAAGTATTTACTGTAGGAGAAGCAGATAATAAAATATTAACTTTGTATCGTAGCACTCTAAAGAAATATCTAAATCAAGATAACAACAATAAGGTATCACTAGATAAGGAACTAGGATTTAAGAATAAGATTGAAGAAGCAAGGAAGCTTCTAGAGGAGTCCTTTAAACTTAATATAGATCTCTAAAGAACTTAAAGTAAAGTTCTGAACCCTGACAGAGTTATTATACACACTTTCAGCAGTCTTGTCAACCCCCCCCCTCCTCTTGACAAGATGCTAGGGATGTGTTATGATTAGTACACTTGAAATAAAAACCTTGAATGAAGAAGAAAGAACACTACGTAAATAACAAAGACTTTCTTGATGCTTTGATGGTTTACCGAAAGGAAGTTAAACTATCTAAAGAAGAAGGTAGGGACAAACCAAAGGTTCCGAATTATATTGGTGAATGTTTTTTAAAGATTGCTACTCACCTATCGTATCGACCTAACTTTGTCAACTACATGTTCAAGGATGATATGATTTGCGATGGTATTGAAAACTGTCTTCAGTACATTGATAACTTTGATCCAGAGAAATCAACCAATCCATTTGCATATTTTACTCAGATTATTTACTTTGCCTTTCTTCGTAGAATTCAAAAAGAAAAGAAGCAACTAGAAATTAAAACCAAATTACTAGAACGATCTGGTTTTGATGAAGTATTTGCTGCTGATAGCAGTATTATGGGCTACAATATGTCTGACATGAATAGTATTAAGGAAAACCTTGAGTATCGCAACAACCGATGAATTCTGCTATTATTACTGATCAACATCTCGATGGACGAAAAGGATCCCAAGCTTTTTGGGACTTTTTCTTGAAATTCTATAATGAAGTATTCTTCCCTACACTAGAGAAAAACAACATCAAAATTCTCTTTGATTTAGGAGACACTTTTGATAATAGAAAAGCAATTGATTTCCTTGCTTGGGATAGAATCAAAAAGAACTATTATGATCGTCTACAGGAAATGGGCGTTCAAGTTCACATGATTGTCGGTAATCATACTGCATACTATAAAAATACAAACCGAGTAAATACCCCAACATTACTGTTGGACTGTTATGATAATATTACAATCTATGATGAGATTTGTGATATTGATGTTCTAGGTAACACCATTACAATGGTTCCTTGGATTAACTCCGAGAATCAATTTAAAGTAATGAACCATCTAGAAAATACAAAATCAGAAGTCTTGATGGGACATCTGGAGATTAATGGATTTGAAGCTCACCCAGGACATATGTTTGAGGGTGGTCTAGACCGAGATATCTTCTCCAAGTTTAAACGGGTTTATTCTGGACATTTCCACCACAAGTCAAGAAGTGATAATATCTATTACCTTGGCAATCCATATGAAATGACTTGGAGTGATTACAATGAAGAACGTGGGTTCCATCTATATGATTTAGATTCCAGGAAACTTGAATTTATTCGCAACCCATTTAGAATGTTCAAGAAGTTTTATTATGATGATGCGAAGAATGATTATATCAAAGCAGATCTATCAGAATATGCAGACAGCTACGTTAAAGTTATCGTAGAAAATAAAAACGACTTATATACCTTCGATAAAGTAATTGAAAAATTCTATACCATTGGAGTTCATGATCTAAAAATTATTGAAGATACACAAGTATTTTCTGATCAAGATGATCAAGAAGTTACTGAACACGAAGATACCCTAACCACTTTGCAGAGATATATAGAAGATATGAAAAATAATTATGATAAATCTCAATTGAAATCTATCATAAAATCTATTTACCTAGAAGCTTCTGAAATTCAGTAATGTATATACTAACTCTCAAAGGTAGAAAAGAAGAAGGTGCATACGCAGTCGAAACTTCTGATGGAAGTAAAGTTTTGCAAATGTTCGTTGCAGAAGACGATGCACTCCGATATATTGGTCTTCTAGAGGCTGACGGATTTCCTGAACTACAATTAGTTGAAATAGAGGAAGATGATGCAGTCACTGCTTGTGAGAGTTTTGGATATAATTATTGTGTTATAACTCCTGACGATTTTGTAATTCCTCCTGATACCATTTCCTATGATTTTATTTAAGTCTGTAACGTATTCTAATTTTCTTGCAGTTGGCAATACACCGATTACAATAAACCTAAATGATGCAAATACAACTCTAATAATTGGATCTAACGGTGCTGGTAAAAGTACAGTCATTGAGGCAATCGTATTTGCACTGTTCAACAAGTCCTTTCGCAAGGTCAATAAAAACCAACTTATTAACTCTATAAACGAGAAGGACTGTAAAGTAGACCTAGAGTTCAATATAGGATCAAAAGAATACCGTATTATTCGTGGACTGAAACCAAACATCTTTGAGATCTGGATTGATGGTAAACTTCTAGATCAAGTTGCAGCTGCCTCCGATCAGCAGAAGTATCTGGAGCAAAACATCCTAAAGCTAAATTACAAGTCATTTACTCAGATTGTAATTTTAGGATCCAGCACCTTTGTTCCTTTCATGCAACTTCCTGCAGCGCATCGTAGGGAAATCATTGAAGATCTCCTAGACATTCGTATCTTTTCGACAATGAATGTCATTCTAAAAGATCGAATTAAAACCAATAATGACAACATCAAAACTTATGAGACTGAGATTCAGTTTTTAAAAGAAAAGGTTGGGATGCAAAAGGATCACATTGATTATATTACCAGTCAATCCCAAAAAAGTATTGATGACAAAAAATCTCAGATACTAGATTACGAAGTGCAAATTAAAGATTGCAATGAGACCTACGATAAACTTTGTCAAGAGCTAGAAGTAAAACAGCAAGAACTATCAGCCCTTCCAAAAATTAATATTAAAGATCTAGAGAAATACAAGACTAAATTTTCAACTAAACTATCTGATTACACCACCAATATTCAGTTCTATAATGAGAACGATGTATGCCCAACTTGCCATCAAGATTTAACTGAAGAAGTTAAAAACACTCACATCTCAAAATGCAATGGGGAGATCGAAAAACTTGAAAGTGCAATTCAAGAAGTAGAAGTTAAAATTAAAGAGTCTCAAGTTATCATTGATAAATCCCAAGAGATCTTGACAGACATAAATGATTTGAATGTAAAAATTGCATCTC